GGCCAGGTGAAGGGGCTCGAGCCGGGCAAGCTCGAGCCCGGCAAGCCGATGGACACCTCCGCCGAGATCGAGGTCGCCTACCTCAAGATCTGGCTGGCCGGCGTCGCCATCGTCGAGCTCGACAAGTTCAACATGAAGTACGTGGTGAACGGCGTCGACTACCTCGCCGGCGTGCGCGGCGACACCGGGCTCTGATGCTGGTCGAGCTCTCGAAGCCGCTGAAGGTCGGCGACGCCGAGGTGAAGAGCCTTGACCTGAAGCTGGAGACGCTCACCGGGGCCAACGCCATGAAGGCGGCCATGATCGCGGCGCAGAAGCGCGGCATCCCCTTCGTGGTGGAGCTGCGCTTCGACGAGCACTTCCAGATCGAGGTCGCCGCCGAGGCGGCCGGCATCGACGCCGAGGCAGTGCGCAACCTGCCGATCCGGGACTTCCTCGCCGTCACGGGGGCGGTGCGGGATTTTTTGGTCGGCGCGGACTGACCGCCGAGGGCGGAACGTCCGCCTTGCTTGACCGAGTGGCCGCCGTGGCGATGCACCTGCACACGTCGGTCTTCGAGCTGATGGACCGTCCCCTTGTCGAATTTGAGGCATGGGAGCGAGCGGTGATTCGAGTTTCCAACCAGGGGTAATGACCGATGGCTGGGCGCATCTACGAGACGGCAATCAAGCTCCAGGCCATTCTTGGCCCGGGCTTCCGCGCCGCCACGGGAGCAGCGACCGGCCAGCTCGACGCCATCACCAAGAAGGTCGAGAAGCTCAAGAAGACCGAGGAGAGCGTCTCCAACCTCGCCGCCCTCAACAAGGCGCTCGAGGAGTCGCGGGCCAAGCACGCCGCCGCGGCCGGCGCCGCCCTCAAGCTGGCCAAGGAGCAGCTCGGCGCAGGCAAGCGCACGAAGGAGGAGGCCGACGCGCTCAAGGCGGCCAACGCCCAGGCGAAGGCCGCCGAGCGCGACATGCTGCGCGTGGAGAAGGCCACGAAGAAGACGGCCGAGGCGCTCAAGAAGGCGGGCGTGGAGACCCACGACCTGGCCGCCGAGCAGCACAAGCTGCAGGCCGAGCTCCAGGCCACCGAGAGCCGCATGGAGAAGATGAAGCGCTTCGGCGGCCTGCGCGAGCGCCTCTTCGGCAAGGCCAGCACCGACAAGGAACCGCTGGTGCAGAAGTTCGGCGGCCAGGTGCGGGGCCTGGCCGGGGACGTTGCCAAGGTGGGAGCGGTCGGCGTCGCCGCCGGCTTCGGCCTGCTCGAGCTGGTGAAGAAGGCTGCCGAGGCGGGCGACTCCATCGACGACACCGCCAAGCGCCTCAACATCGGCGGCGAAGCTCTGCAGTCCCTGCGGCTCCAGGCCAAGCTCGGCGGCGCCGAGGTGGGCGACATGGACGCCGCCATCGGCAAGCTGAGCGTGAACCTCGGCAAGGTGGCGTCGGCCGCCAACAAGAAGCACGGGGGCGTCGGCGGTGGCGGCTTCGGCCCCATCGAGGGGCTCACGCAGCTCACCGGCTTCGGCGGCGGTGGTGGCGGCGGCGAGGACGCGGCGAAGCAGGACCCCTTCCGGAAGATCGGGCTCAACGTCAAGGAGCTGGTGGCCCTCAAGCCCGACCAGCAGATCGAGCGCATCGCCGACGCCATCGCCGGGCTGAAGACGCACGAGGAGCGCGCCGCCGCCGCCGCCGCCATCTTCGGCAAGGGCGCCGTGAAAATCCTCCCGGTGCTCGAGGGCGGCGGTGAGGCGCTGCGCAAGTTCCGCGAGGAGGGCGTGCGCACCGGCCAGTTCATGAGCGCCGACGCGATCAAGGCGGCCGGCGACCTCCAGGACTCGCTCGACGCGCTCAAGTCGAAGGGCGTCAACATCCTGGCCAACGCGCTGAGCGGGAAGCTGCTGCCCGCCGTCAACGACGCCGTCGGCAAGATCACGAAGTGGCTCACCGACAACCAGGACAAGATCAAGCGCTGGGCCGACACCGCCGCCACCTGGCTGACGACCAAGGCGATCCCCGCGATCAAGGAGGTCGGCCGCTGGTTCGCCGACACCGGCACCAAGGTGGTGTCGCTGATCGAGAAGGCGGCGGCCCTCGCCGGCGGCTTCGGCAACCTGGCGATCGCGATCGCGGCGCTCAAGGCGGCGCCCCTGGTGAAGACCAGCCTGGAGATCATCGCGGTCCTCGGGAAGATGGCGCTGGCCGTCACCGGCTACGGAGACGCGCTCGCGGTGGCCGAGGCGCGCCAGGCCGCCCTTGTTGCTGGCGTCGCCGGGCTCGCCGCGGCGGCCGTCGTCGCCGAGCGCTTCTACAACATCTACCGGGTCGGCCAGGACAACATCGACCAGCTCGAGGAGGCGAAGAACGTCGCGAATCGCCGCTTCCTCCAGCGCCAGGCCAAGGCCGCCGAGCAGCCCGCTCCCGAGCCGACCTCCGGCCGCCGCATCCTCCGGGCCCCCGCGGTGATGGCGCAGGTCGGCGACGGCGGCATGACGCTCGCCCCCGGTGCCATCCAGGTGACCGTCCAGGGCGGCGACCTGGGCAACCCGGCCGACCGGAAGAAGCACGCCGCCGAGCTCGGCAAGCAGCTGGCCGACGAGCTGCACAAGCACGAGCGCAACCGGCGCCGCGTCGAGTACCGCGAGGCACCGTCGCCGTGAGCACCTACACCACCCGCTCGGGCGACACCTGGGACGCCATCGCCCGCCGCACGCTCGGCGCCGAGCGGTACATGGACGCGCTCATCGCGGCCAACCCCAGCTACCGCTTCACGTTCCTCTTCGGCGCCGGCGTGGTCGTCAACGTGCCTCCGCTGCCCAGCCCGCCGCGCCCGGCCAGCCTGCCTCCCTGGAGGCGCGCATGAGCCTCGCCCGCCGAGCCGAGGTGAGCGTGAAGTGGCACTCAAAGGACAAGGGCGCCGTCGTGGCCGCCGACGGCACCTTCACCGACATCACGCGCGACCTCGAGCCGCACCTGCTCGGCATCGCCTACACCGACAACCTGACGGGGGCCGCGGACGACCTGACCATCGAGCTCGAGGACGTGGCCGAGCTCTGGGAAGGCGACTGGCGGCCGCAGCTCGGGGACCAGGTCGAGGCCACCATCACCGCGGAGCCCTGGCTCACCCAGGTCGACACACTGCGCTTCGGCCGGTTCGCGCACGACAAGATCACCCTTGCGCTGCCCCCGCACCGCGTGACCATCCAGGCGATTTCGGCGCCGCTCGCCACCGGCCTCCGGCGCCGCAAGCGCGTGAAGACCTGGTCGGGCGTCAACCTGCTCTACATCGCCGCCGACATCTGCAACCGGGCCGGCCTCGACCTGGATTGGCAGGGAGACGCCGGCGACACCTACAAGCGCCGCGAGCAGCGCGACAAGAGCGACCTCGAATTCCTCGAGGAGCTCTGCAAGGAGGTCGGCCGGGGCGTGAAGGTCTGCGAATCGACCCAGGCCAACGGCAAGTTTCAGATCTCGGTCTTCCCCGAATACCAGATGGACACCGGCGCCTCGGTGGGCACCGTCGACATTCGCGGCGGGCACGTCGTCGACGCCAGCTTCCAGGTCGACGACTCGGCCCGCTACGGCTCGGTGCACGTCAAGTTCTTCAACCCGCGCACCGGGAAGGTCGCCGAGTACGAATACAAGGACCCCGACAACCCCGACGGCCAGACTCTCATGCTGCGCCTGCCGCTCGACAACAGCGCGCAGGGCGCCGCCATCTGCAAGGGCAAGCTGCGCCAGGCCAACCTCTTCGCCAGCACCGGGCAGTTGACCGTGCAGGGCGACCCCGGCCTCGTCGCCGGCGTCGTCTTCGACCTGAAGGGCGCGCACAGCATCGACGGGCGCTTCATCGTCACGAAGGCCACGCACAACCCGATCGGCGGCTACACCACCCGGATCGACGTGCGCCGCACGGTGGAGCTCTACTGATGCTGCGCACCGGCCGCGTCTCCAGCGTCAATGCGAAGAACCACACCTGCAAGGTGGAGTTCTTCGAGAGCGACGGCTGGATCTCCGATGAGGTCCGCGTGCTCGCCCGGCGCCGCGGCGACTACGCCCTGCCGCAGGCCGACGATCTCGTGCTGGTCGCCTTCGACGAGAATCTCTTCGCCGGCGTGGGCTTCCTCCTCGGCATCATGTACTCGGAGGCCGACGCCGCGCCGCTAGACGATGCTGGCAAGCGCTCCCTGGTGAGCGATGACCTGCGCCTCGGCGCCTCCGACGCCACCGACAAGGTCGCGCTCGCGCCCGCGACGAAGAGCGAGATGCAGAAGGTGCTCGACTACGCCAACGGCATCGCTCTGGCCATCCAGGCGGGCGTGCCGACGCCGCAGGATGGAGGCGCCGGCCTCAAGGCCACCATCGTGGCCGGGCTCCCGATCAAGCCGACGCTCAATGAGCCGGCGTCCGAGAAAGTGAGCGCGAAGTAATGGCGCTCGGGAGCTGGGGTGAGCTGCCCTTCGAGGTTCGCGCCGACAAGGTGCAGACCTGGACCAACACCCGGCGCGAGAGCGAGGCGCGGTGGGCAAAGCTCGACGTGTTCAACGCCAAGCCGGTGAGGGAGTTCATCGGCCCCGACGTCGAGAAGCTGTCGATCTCCATCACGCTCGACTCCACCCGCGGCGTCGACGTCGACGCGGTGCTCAAGTACCTGCGCGAGCAGCGGGACACCGGCGAGGTGCACACCCTCTTCTTCGGAGACGACGTGGTCTTCAAGTGCAGCATCACGTCGATCGCCGAGGACCAGCGGCGCTTCAATCAGAAGGGCAAGCTCATCTTCTGCGTCGTCGACGTCACCTTCGAGGAGTACGTCTGATGGCCATCATCTGGGATCCCTCTCCTGCCGAGGAGCTGGCGCAGAACGTCCGCTTCATCACCGGCACCGAGCTCGGCAGCCTTCCACTGGCGCGCGGATTCGGGCTGCCGCAGGACCTGGTCGACCAGCCGCAGAACGAAGTGGGGAAGAACCTGCGCGAGGCGGCCATCGACCAGCTGGCCACCTACGAGCCGAGGGTGAAGGCGAAGAAGGTGCGCCTCGCCGCAACTGCTGACGGTTACCTCGGGGTGACCGTGGAGATCGGGTAATGGCTGACCTCACCCTGGTGGCGACCGACGGCGACACGGTCTACGGCGAGATGATCGCCGACTACAAGGCGCGGACGGGGAAGACGCTCGCGGCCGGCGACCCCCGCGCCATGCTGCTGCGGACCGTCGCCTACTTCATCGCCCACGCGCGCACCCTCATCGACTTCGGCGCGAAGCAGGCACTCGTGCGGTACGTGTCGGAGCCCTTCATCGAGGCGCTGGGTGCGCTCATCGGTGTGGCGCGCAAGGCGGCCGAGCCCTCGCAGGTCACCATGCGCGTCTACCTCGACACCGCCACGCACACGCTGGTGGCCGGCAAGCGCTTCACCGATGGCACCCACCAGTGGGCGGTCAAGGATACCGTTGTTGGGTCCAACCTCGTCGACTACGTCGACGCGGTCTGCATCTGCACGGCGGCGGGCCCCGAGTCCAATGGCGTGGCCGTCGGGCTGATCAACACCGCCGTCGACGACGTGCCCGGCCTCGTGTCCTGCGCCAACACCACCGAGAGCGCCGGCGGCACCACCAAGGAGGACGTCGAGGCGTACCGAGCGCGCCTCATGACCGCCGCCGAGGAGTCGTCGACCGCCGGCAACCGCCTGGCCTACGAAGCGGGAGCGAAGGCCGTCTCGCCGGAGGTGATCGACGCACGCGCCATCGGCCCCGGCGACGGAGCCTTCGTCGTCGGCTCGACACCCTCGGCGGGGCACGTCGACCTCTGCATCATCAAGGGCTCGCGCGACCCGAATGGGAACGTGATCTCGGCGGTGCCCGCTCCGGGCAGCACCCTGATCGGCCTGGTGAATGCTGCACTGCAGGACGAGGAGGTGAAGAAGCTCACCGACGTACTGACCGTGAAGGAGCCCGCCTACTACGACATCTCTCCCTCGGTCACCTACTACATCGCCAAGAGCCGCAGCGCCTACGTGAACGAAATCAAGGCGGCCGTCGAGAAGGCCCTCGATGACTACTGCGTCTGGCAGCAGGCCAAGATCGGGCGGGACGTCAACCCGAGCGAGCTCACCGCGCGGCTGGTGAACGCCGGCGCGAAGCGCACCACCGTGAGCAGCCCGGCCTACCACGCCATCCACATCGACGAGGTGGCCCGGGTCTCCTACCCGACGATCTCCTATGGGGGGCTCGAGGATGACTAGCCGTCTCCAGCAGCTCGCCTGGGATCGGCTGGCCTCCACCGAGCTCGACCCGGTCAACCCGCCGCTCGTCGGCGATGCGGTGGCCAGCATCCTCGACATGATGCCGGACTCGCTCGCCACCGAGGCCGACGTCAAGGATCTGGCCTGGGTCATCGACAAGCAGCTCGGCAAGCTCTTCAACCGCGTGTGGCTGTCGAGCCCGATCGCGTACATGGCGCAGGTGCCCTCGGGCAAGCTCTCGAGCCTCATCTCCAGCCTGCCCGCGGACATCTGGAATGAGCTGGCCTGGAACTTCAAGCTGGGCGGCGAAGAGATCATCTGGTTCGCGTCGCACCTGGTGAAGCAGGACCTGCTCGAGGTCGGCTACAAGCTCCAGCGCAAGGCGGGCACGAAGTGGGCGCTCAACTGGATCTTCGAGCTGCTCGGGGCGGCTGGCCAGGTCATTCCCTGGTACGACGAGGCCGCCACCGCCAACACGTACCGGATCCTGATCACCGGCGACATGGGCGCGGTCAGCTACACGGCGGTGGCCGAAAAGATCGTCTCCTGGTGCGACCGGTTCGCGCCGAAGGGGGCCAAGCTCACCGAGGCCCGCTACAACCCCAACGGGACCGTCAACGTGGTGCTGTGGCCATGAAGGTCGACGTCCTCGCGCGCCGCTGGGGCGGGCCCGATGGCGGGCCGGATGGGATGGCCGTCGCCGTCTCCTTCCTGGCCTGGACGCTCTGCGAGCTCGGGCACGAGGTGCGCTGCTGGAGCGCCGAGGGCGAGGCGCCCTGGCAGCACCGCCTCGCCACCTGGCAGGTCCGGCCCGGGCTGGTGGCGCCGGACGATGCCAGCGCCGATCTCATCATCACCACGCTGCAGCCGACGCTCCACCGGCTCCACATGTGGGGCCAGTCGACCGGGGCCCTCGAGCGCATCCTGTACTGGCACCACTGCGACGCAGCGCCCGAGGTCGGCGGGATGATGTTCGCGGCGCCACCGGCCGTCATCCCTCCCGCCGATTCGGGCCGGTCCATCCTGCTGCCGCCGGCGAGCTGGGCCAGCGAGGAGCCGGGAGAGCGCACCGGGGCCGAGGTGCTGGTGCCCGGGGCCAGCGTCGCCAAGGGCGGCCACGTCGCCCTCGAGGTGGCGCGCCGCCGCCCTGACCTGCGCTTCCTGGTGCTGCCGGGCCGCTGTTCGATGCAGGACCTGGCCGGGTGGCGCCAGCTGGCCCACGCCGAAGTCGCCGCCGGCCACCTGCCGCCCCGCACCTTCCTGGCGCGCGCCGCCGCGGTGCTGTCGCCCACCCGGTTCGACGTCCACCCTCTTGTGCTGGTGGAGGCCGTGGCGTGGGGCATCCCGGTGGTGTGCAGCGACCTGGAGGGCACCCGCTGCGCGGCAGGCCTGGGCGCGCTCTACGTCGACCGGGCGGCGCCAACGGACGCCTGGGCCGGCGCCCTGTGGACGGTGCTCGACCAGCCCCGCCCGCGCCTGCGGCAGCGCCCCTACGCCGAGGTGGTGCATGCGGCGCTCGGCGAGCTCGAGCTGCGGAGGGCCGCATGAAGCCCCGGATCTGCATCGTGGCCGACGTCCGCACCTGGGCCTGGGCGCGCAAGGCGGCGCAGCTCGAGCACCACCTGGGCGGCGAGTTCGAAATGGTGACGGTCTTCCCCTACGAGAAGCACCCCGACGAGGTGCCGGCGAAGGGATACGACCTCTGGCACAGCTTCGAGATCTTCCAGGCGCAGCAGCTCTACGCCATGGGCGTGCCCTACGTGACCGGCATCACGGCGCACGTCTGGGATGGGCACGAGAAGCAGCGCGGCCTGGGTGCCCTGCGCGCCTGGATGGGGCGGGCCAAGGGCTTCCACGCCAACAGCTCGCTGCTCGTCGCCGAGACCATGCGCCGCTACAACGTCCTGCCCCACTACTGCCCCAACGGCGTTGACGAGGTCTTCTTCCGTCGCCTGCGCGATGAGAGGCCCCGCGATCGCCTGGTGGTGGGCTGGGTGGGCAAGCCCAATCCCCGCAAGGGCCGCCACCTGGTGGAAGCCGCGTGCGCGGTGATCGGCGCCGAGCTGCGGGTAGTGGCGCACACCCACCGCGACGCCATCGACGCCCACGCCATGCGCGACTTCTACCAGGGCATCCATGTGCTGGCGGTGGCCTCCGACATGGACGGCACCCCCAACCCTGCGCTCGAGGCGGCCGCCTGCGGCGTCGCCGTGGTCGGCAACCGGATCGGCAACCTACCGCAGTTCATCGAGGACGGGGTCAACGGCTTCCTCGTCGGACCCTACAACACCCCGCCGCAGCAGCCGACCGCCGCCGAGCTCGCCCGGGCGCTCCAGATCCTGGCCGCCGACATTCCCCGAGCCCTCGCCATGGGCGACGCCGCGCGCGCCACCATCGAGCGCGACTGGACCTGGGCGCAGCAGGCGAAGAACTACGCCGCGCTGTGGAGGGCCAGCCTGTGATCTGCTACCGCCAGGCCGACTACGAGCAGCACCTCGTGCGCCTCGTCGATACGGACCGCGTCGAGGAGCTGGTGCTCCCGCCGCACCGGGCGCTGCTCGCGCGCTACGCCGCCTGGGCGATCGAGCAGCTTGGCCGCGACGAGGGGACCTTCCTCGACGTCGGCTGCCGCCTGGGCGAGCTGTCGGAGGTCTTCGCTGGCTCGGCCTTCAGCTACGCCGGCTGCGACATCAACCCCGAGGCCGTGCGACGCGCACGGGCGCTCGGCCGCAATGTGACCCACGGGTGGCCGAGCGATTCCTTCGACCTGGTCTTCTGCCGGCAGGCGCTCCAGTACACCAACAGCGTGCCGGCGATGCTGTCCAGCCTCTGCGCCCGCGTCGCCCCGGGCGGCCTGCTCTGCCTGGTGCAGTCGGTGCCCTACGCCATCGACGGCGAGCACCACTTCAACTCGATCGACTCCATCGACGACGTGCTGGCGGCCATTTCGCTGCCCATCGAGCACGCCGCCCCCGTCACCGCCATCTCGCCCAGCGAGGTGGTCTTCCTCGCCCGGAGACCCCGATGAGCTATGACGTGATCGTCACCACCCTGCGCGACCGCGCGGACCTGCTCGACCGGACGCTGCGCTCGATGCTGCCGCAGCTCGACACGCCGCCAGCGCGCATCATCGTGCACGAGGACGTCCGGCCGGACGTGCCGTGCCCTCCGGGCCCCTCCACCAAGGAGGTGCTCGAGGCGCTCGGCGTGCCCTTCGTCTACATGTGCACCGAGCCCGGCCTGGGCCTGGCGCGCGCCATGGTGCGCCTGCTCTCCGAGGTGCAGTCGGAGTTCGTCTTCTACACGCAGGAGGACTTCGACTTCATCCGGCAGATCCCGATCGCCTCGTGCCTCCAGATCATGGCCGAGCACCGCCTCAACCACGTCCGCTTCAACAAGCGGAAGACCATGCGGGTGAAGGGGGCCGACCGCCCGCCCGAGGCACGGTTCACCAAGCTCGAGGTGACCTTCGGCAAGCAGCTGCTCACGGTCTCCGACCACTGGTACTTCCAGGCCAACATGGGCCGCGCCTCGGTGCTGCGCGACGGGTTCATCGCCCTGTCGCGAGACGCCACCCCGGGCTGCTTCATCGACCGCGGAGAGATGAAGTTCAACCACTGGCTCAACCAGACCATCGGCCAGGGCGTGGGCTCGACCGACCACACCGGCGCCGCCACCCGCGGCATGACCGTGAAGACCTTCATCTGGGGCGGCATCGGCGAGCCGGCCTTCATCCAGCACACCGGCTACGACCGCAGCTCGCAGAACCACCCGGGGCACTGATGCTGCGCTCGCTCATGATCGGCGACTGCGATCACTACCTGTCGCCCTACATCTTCGGGGTGCAGCAGGGGATGGCGCGCCTCGGCCACTGGCACTCGCAGATCTCGATCCGGCAGCCGGCGCACCTCATCGAGCAGCGCATCGTCGACGTGCACCCCGACATCATCTGGACGCACATGCTGCTCTGGGCGCCCGCCGGCGCGCCCGCAACGCCCGAGCTGCTGCAGGTGGTGGAGCGCGCCGCCCGGCGCGGCGCCAAGGTGGTGATCCACGACGGCGACTACAAGCCGGCCGCCCGCTTCCCGCACGACCTCTCCAGCTGGTGCGCGCTGGCCCTGTGCAACCACCGCTTCGACCGCAGCGCCTGGAGGGTTCCGACGCTGCACTGGCCCTACTTCGCATTCGCGCAGGATCGCATCGAGGAGCCCAAGCCGGCCCTGCGCTGCGGCCTCTTCTTCGCGGGCCGCCTCGGGACCGACGCGGTGTACGGCGACCGCACCGCGCTGGTCGAGGAGATCAAGCGCGCCGGCGTGAGCGTGCGCATCCCGGCCGACGGCAACACCCTCTTCCGCACCGCCGAGGTCGCCGCCAGCGCCGACGCCGTCCTGGGCTTCGGGCGGCCGGGCACCTCCGGCTGGGTCGACACCCGCGTCTTCCAGTACCCGGGCGCCGGCGCGCTCCTGCTCCACGACGACGTCGCCGGCTACCTCGAGCCCTGGGCGCACTTCGTGCCCTACGAGAGCGGCAGCGCCGCGTCGGTGGTGGAGGCGCTCGGGCGGCTCGCGGCGGCCACCGAGGGCGAGCGGCGCGTCATGCGCGAGCGCGCCTTCGCCCATGTGCAGCAGCACCACTCGTCGATCGCCCGCGTGCGCCAGGTGCTAGCCGCGCTGGAGCTCGCATGAGGATCATTCCCCTGCTCGACCTGACCGCGCCCGGGGTGGTGATGGGCCGGCATGCCGCCTGGGTGCCCGAGCTCGGGCTCAAGGTGCCCTTCCAGTGGGGCGGGCGAATCACCAAGTACGGCAAGGGCGAGCCCAGCTTCTCGGCCGCCGATTCCCTGCCGCACGAGGTGCGCATCCTGCGCGCCCTGGCCGAGCGCGGCATGGCGCCGCCGGTCGGCGACCTGGTCTTCATCGAGACGCTCATCTCGCGCCACCCCGGGGGCTGGCACGCCGACCCCTGCGGCGCCTGGGCCTACGAGATGGCCGACGCCACCACGCTGCCCGAGGGCCGCTTCTCGGTGGAGGCGCTGCGCGCGCTCGGCATCGAGGGCAGCGATGGAGCATGGGGCGACCTCGGCAAGCCCGGCAACGTGGTCAACGGCTACCTCGTCGACGTCCGCCGCAGCGCCTGGGACCTGCTGCGCTGGCCGCTGCTGGGTCAGCTCGAGCCGCCCGCCCGGCCCGATGATCCCACGCTAGTGTCGGACCTCCACCGGCTGGGCCAGTTCCCGCCTGGCGAGCGCGAGCGCTGCTACCAGGACGCCTACCTCGCTCCGCTGTGGATCGAGGGTGAGCGGCGGGTGGTCCAGCGCGCAGGCCTGCTCGGCTTCGCGCCGCTGCCGGGCGAGACGGTGCTGGAGATCGGGTGCCAGACCGGCGGCTTTCTCCAGCTGGCCACGCTCCTCACCGGCGGCGCGGCCACCGCGCTGGGCGTCGAGGTCAACCCCGACTACGTCGACCTCGGGCGCCGCGTGGCCCGGGCCAACCGGCAGAACATCTGCATCCGCCAGCTCGACGCCGTCGGCGAGCGCGAAGCGCTCCTGGCCTGGGTTGCCGAGCGGTGCCCGGTCGGCGTCGATCACCTGCTGTGCCTGTCGATGGAGAAGCACCTCGGCGAGCCCCAGCTCCTCGACCTGGTGGACGCCATCGGCGCCCGCCGGACGTACCTCGAGACCAACGCGGTGAGCGAAGCGCGGCCCTGGAAGCTGCGCACCGAGGTGGAGGCGCGCGGCGGCCACCACGTCGGGGACTCCACCGACCGCAACCTGCGCCGGCTCTACCGGATCGAGAGGTCGCAATGAGCATTCCCGTCTGCGCCTGGATCAATGCGGTCCTGCCCGACGCCAGGATGCGACTCGTCGCGGCGAAGTCGTACCCGCGAATCGTCCTGCCAAAGATGACCGATGCGTGGGTGGCCATGACCGTGCGCTACCCCGACAACCGACGCGTCGACCTCACCTACTCGCAGCTGGTCTTGACGGTGGCGCCGACCAAGGCAATGGCCGAGGCGTCCATCGCAGTCGCCGGCGACCTGCTCGCAACCGACGGCGATGTCATGTTCTCGATCGTGCGGGCCGATAGCGCCGGGCTTGCGCTGGGCGTCTACTACTACACCGTCGAGGCGGTGTGGTCCGATGGCACCCGGGCCCAGCTGGTTCCGGTGACCGAAATGGCATTGGTGGCCAGCGCGCCCACCAATGTCTCCGTCGGCGGCACCTACCGCGCGCTGAGAGTCGGCTTGGTGCAGTTCTCCGGCGAGACGGAGAAGGCCATCACGCTCGACCCCGCGATCTCGGGTTCCTACGTCGTTCTGCCCACTGTCGAGGCCGCATCGGACGTTGCGATCCCCGACGCATCCATCGTCGACGCCAGCTCCGCGGGATTCACCATCTCGCTCTCTGGCCCCTACACCGGGAGAGTCACCTATGCGATCTATCCTGCGTAGCATTGTCCTCGTCGCCGCCCTGGCGGGGAGCGCGGCAGCGCAGACCCCGGCGAGGCCGACGGCCATCGACCAGATCCAGATGACGCCGGTGGCATCGTCCACCTGCGCGGCCGGAAAGACCTGCGTCTGGATGTCCTCGTCGCAGGCGCTGAAGATCCGAAAGGCGGACGGCACCGACGCCACCGTCGGCACGGGAGGGGGCGGCGGGGGGCTTTCCTCGCTCACCTGCGGCGCGCCGTTGTTTTGCGGCCCCGACCTTGTCGACGTCACCGTCAACCTCTCCACGGTGCCGCTCAACAAAGGCGGCACCGGGGCTACCTCGGCGAGTGCTGCGCGCACGGCGCTGGGCTGCGGCACCGCGGCGACCGCTGCGCTCGAGGACTTCGACCCGGCCGGAGCCGCGGCGGCCGCGCAGGCCGCCTCCCAGCCGCTCGACTCGGATCTGAGCTGCTTCGGCGCGCTGTCGTGCTCCGGGCTCCTCACGCGGACGGGACCGGGAACCTGCGCCTGCACGGCCACCAGCGCTTATGACGCCTCGGGGGCCGCGGCTGCTGCCCAGGCGGCAAGCCAACCCATCAACGCCAACCTGACCGCGCTGGCGGCCATGAGCTGCAACGGCGTCCTCGTCCGCACGGGCGGCAACGCCTTCGCCTGCCGGACCCTCACCGGGGCGGGGGGAAGCGGGCTGTCGTGGAGCAACGCCGACGGTGTCAGTGGCAGTCCGACCGTCGACAGCAGCGCCGGCGGCGACGGCTCGGGTCAGCTCGGCGCTTTGTCCGTCGTTGGCCTGCGCGGTAAGGCGATCGACTCCTCGGTGGCCTCGGCTGGTGCCGGTCAGGACGAGTTCAGCCTGGTCTTCGACAACGACACCGGGAAGTTCCTGCTGCGGAACGTGTCCGGAGGCGGCGGTGGCGGCGTCGCCCAGGTGAACACCGGCCCCGGCCTGAGCGGCGGCCCGATCACCACCAGCGGGCAGATCGACGTGAAGCTCAACGCCAGCGGAGGTCTGGTCAAGAACCTCGGCGCCGGTACAGACGAACTCGGCATCGGCGCCCTTGGGGTGACCAACGCGATGCTCGCCGGCAGCATCGCCAACGGCAAGCTCGCCAACTCGCAGGTGACCATCAACGGCACTCCGGTCTCCCTCGGTGGGTCGATCTCCGGCCTCGCCGCGTCGGGCGCCAACGGTGACATCACGTCGCTGTCGGCCCTGGCGGCGGCAGCGGCCGTCGTGCTCGCTCCCTACGGGGCCAGCGCGGGCAACACCAGCGAGGAGCGGTTCCTCGAACTGGCCGCGAACGGGACCAACTACACGGGCTTCAAGGCGCCAGACTCCCTCGCAGCCAACGTGATCTACGTCCTGCCGAGCACGGACGGGACGGCTGGACAGGTACTCAAGACCAACGGCTCGAAGGTGCTCAGCTGGGTCGACCAGAGCGGCGGCGGTGGCGACGCTACGTCTCTTCGCGGTGTGCCGATTGCGGCCGGTGCGGCCTCCCCGACCCTCGGCGACATGCTGTTGTTCGACGGCAGCGCGTGGACGCTGGCGGCGCAGAACGTCGCGGCGCCGGGTGCCAGCGGCAACATCCTCGTCGACAACGGCGCAGGTCTGTGGGCCAGTGTGGCGATGTCGGGGGACGCCTCAATCGCCGCCGGCGGCGCAATCACGCTGAATACCGTCACCGTATCGAAGGGTGGCACGGGGCGCACCTCACTCACCAATCACGGCCTCCTGGTCGGCGCTGGCGCCTCGGCGATCACACAGCTCGCCGCGGCGACGAATGGCCAGATCCCGATCGGCTCGACCGGCGCCGACCCGGCACTGGCGACGCTGACGGGCACCGCCAACCGCCTTGGTGTGACCAACGGCGCTGGTTCCATCACGCTGAACGTCGACGCCACGCAGTGGCCCAGCTCCATCGCTGGTGACGGAACCGGCAACAAGGCACTGGTGGCCACCGGAGCGAACAGCGCGACGTGGCAGAGCATCGTCAACTCGCTGGCCAACGGTGGTGGCATCACCGCCTCGTGCACCAACGGAGCCTGCACGCTCGGTGCGTCCGGCATCGCCGCGAGCGCCATCACCGGGACCGCCGTGGTGCAGGCGCGGACCGTCACGGGGACCAACGGTGTCTCCGGGGGTGGCGACCTGTCGGCCAACCGCACACTCTCCCTCGACCAAGCCTTCGCCGCCACATGGACCGCGCTGGAAACGTTCGCCAGGGCTGTGACTTCGGTGACCAGCGGTAGCGCCCACGGCATCGACATCACGCCCTCGATGACCGGCGACGGCGGCGCCGGTGGCAACACCGCGACGCCCATCCTGGCCAACCTAACCGGCACGGTAAACCTCGCCGCCACCGGCGGCAGCAACACCAGCGGGTACACCGCTCTCTTGGTGAACGTCGTCGAGACGGCGATCGGCAGCGGGGTCAAGAAGCTGCTCGATCTGGAGGTTGGCGGCGTCGCCAAGTTTTTCGTGACCAACGCAGGCCTCGCCAGCATGGTCAACGCCACGGTCACCTCACTCTCCGTGGCGGGCATCGTCACCAACACCAGCGGCGGCGTGCTCGGCACCGTCGACAAGATCCCGGTCGCCAACGGCGGAACGAACAGTTCCACGGCGCTGGTCAATGGCAGGATTATGACCTCCGTTGGCGGGGCCATCGTCGAGGGGCGGTTCATCGACTACACCGTGCTGTGCACGTCGTCGACCACCGGCGGAGCTGCGGTGGACTGCTCCTATACGCTGCCCGCTGGCTTGGATAGCCTCAACACCAATGCCTGTCGCCTCCAGATCAGCGCCGACCTGAAGGACCGTGGCGCGGGCGGAGGGACCGTGGCGCTCACCGTCGGCACGTCCTCCGGTGGAAACGACCTGGGGCTGTCGCAGTCGATCACCTCGGGATCCACCGCAAACGGGACCACCTACTACGAGAAGTCAGACGGCACAGAGCTCGGCAGCAAGGCCGTCTCGACCAAGGCATATCTGCTCTACGTGGACGGAGGCAGCACGGTCTACTTCACCCTTGGCTCTCCGTCGGGGACCGTCTCCGGCGCGGTCAAGGTGCGGATTCACCTGACCGGAAAGTGCATCTAGATGACGCCTCGTCGACTGGCGCTGCTGTGCCTCCTCCTTGCCGGGTGCAGCGAGGCCTACGGATTCGGCACTCCGTTCTATCGGAAGCTCCCAGCCGCTGCCGCCGCGTCCTCCCCGATCTATGCGGCCAGCATCGCGGGGCACGACTACGGGGCCAGCGGCACGACAATCACCCAGGCGTACACCGGCGCTTCCGCCGGCGACATCATCTTCTTCACCGCAAGCAACAGCAGCAGTCGCGCCCTCACTGGCTGCACCGACACTCTCAGCAACACGTACTCCGTTCTGGGCGCGACGACGGGCGGCGGCACCTGCTGGGCCAAGGTGACGACGGGCGGCAACGGAACGATCACCGGCACCTTCGCAGGCACGATCACGCTGGCCACCTGGCTCTACGTCCGCGTGTCCGGCTCGACCGCCGGCAGCCCGATTGACGCCTACGCGATTGCCGACGCCACCGGCACCTACGGAATCGCGTTCAACCTGACCTCGACGGCGACGGGGCTGGTGATGTGGATGAACCCCGACAACCTCGATTCCGTCACCTACTCGTCGGGCCTCGACATCACCGCCTCACCCTTCACCGTCCAGATCGCAGCTCAGCTCTATTGGGCCGCGGCGCAGGCGGCGGGCTCGAAGAACACGTCGCTCAACATGTACAACTCGGGCGCCCTGCAGATCGGCACCTACGTGGCGGTGAAGTGATGATGCGCCCTATCCGTGTCGCGCTGCTCTCGCTGGCCTGGTGCGGTCTTGCCGCCGGCGTTTTGGCCATCCCCGTCGATGACGGGTGCTCCTCGGAGCGCCGCGCCGCGGGCGCCTCGGTCTCGGTGTCCGTCCGCCCCCGCGACCTCACCGCGGCGAGCGGCGACATGGCCACCCGCGTGGACATGACCACGCCGGCCGACCTTACCGGCAGCAGCGCCTCGCTCCTGGTGCTCGACCCCGTGAAGGGCGGGAGCAACGTCACCGGCAGCGTCACGTGCAGCGACGTGAGCACTACGACGCCGGGCACGGGCACCACCTGCACCTATTCGGCCGGCACGCTCACCGCTCACCCCGCGGCGAACGTCGGCTATACGTGGGCCGGGGCGTGCGCGGGCTCTGGCAGCAGCACCACCACCTGCACCGTCGCTGCGGGCGACAGCGCCTCGATCACCTTCTGGCCCACCGGGTCGAACGTCTGGTGGGTCGCCACGGGAGGCGCCGACGGAAACACCGGCCACACCCCGACGACGGCATTCGCCACGCTCCACAAGGGGCTCACGACGATGGCCGCAGGTGACGCCCTCTACATCGACGACGGCACCTACTCTCAGGACGGCGGCATCGGCGGGTATGGCGGCACCTATTCCTCATGGGATACCACCGCTTGCTCTGGCGCCCTTGCCGGTCACCCGCCGTGCCTGTCGAGCTACAGCGGCAGCCCGAACGAGGGCAAGAGCGGAGCCGACAGCGCGCACCGCACCAAGGTGCTCGGGTTTCGCCGCCACGCCGTCATCGTCGACGGCACGGGGCGCGCCGCGGGCAAGAAGATCCCGCTCCAGATCTGGAAGGGCGCGCATATTGAGATCGGCAACATCGTGTTTCGCCACGGGCAGTCGATGGGGCCGTGCGAGATCGAGCAGTCGACGGACATCTACCTGCACCACGTCGGATGCGCGTACCCCGATCCGGTGAATTCGAGCGACAACAACCGCTCTGCTTTCTACATCGGCGACTCTGATCAGGTGCTCGTCGAGGACTCATGGGCGTGGGGCTACGGCTCGCGCTACGGCATCGTGGCCCACGGCAGCACCAATGTGACCCTGCGGCGCAACGTCATCCGCTACGACGGCGCCTACGACGGCCAGCAGCGCGCGGGGTTGAACCTCTACAGCGTCGACGCGGCCATCGCCGAGAACAACGTCGTCGTGGACTTCGACGCGGCGACCAGCGGTGACGGCACCTCGTACCCGAACGACCACATGCCGCTCTACTGGACCTGCTCCGTCCCGCTCTCGTCGCCGTCGGTGGCGGCCGGGCAGGGCTCGACGGCGTGGTACGGCAACGTCGTGGTCAATGTGCAGGGACCGACGGTGAGCAATTGGTTCCTGGATTCGCATTGCAGCATTGGCGGCGCTTTCGTGGCAAAGCACAACGTGATCGCCGTCGGCAGTCCAGCCGCGTCGCCCAGCTTCGCGATGTGGTTCTCGCACGACGACACGACGCCGATGGGAACCACCATCTTTGAGCACAACACGATTTACGGTGGCTCCGGTTCGACGGGCGTGCGCATCGACTCGACTCCGCCGTGGCCCACGATGTCGGTCAGGGACAACCTGATCACGGCGATGTCCGGGGCTTGCCTCCAGAACCTCGGCGGGGGCACCAGGACGCTCGACTACAACCACGTCTACGGCTGCACCGGAGGCTTTACCGGAGACTCGCACGTTGTCACCACCAACCCGTCGCTGTCGTACCTGCTCCGCGTCGACAGCGGCGGGGGCAAGGGCACGGCGAGCGACGGCGGGGATCGCGGTGCCACCGTCGTCAAGCGGTACGTCGACGGGTCGCTGACGGGGACGGACCTCTGGCCCTTCCCCAATGAGGACATCATCAAGTCGGACCTCTGCGCCGGCCCTGACTCGGGGACCACGATTGACACGCGGGGCCACAACGCGAGCGGCTGGTGCACCAGTGGCAAGACGCTCACGAAGTACGTGTGGGAGCAGCTCGGCAACGCAAGCCCGTACTGAAGCAGGGAGAGCCCCCAACACCGGCGAAGTGAAGCCGGCCGAAAGGAAGTGACGTGATGGACGACCAGATCCCGACCACCCCCACTCCGACCGCCGGCGTCCGAACCAGCGAAGGCGCCGCCGCCCTCATCACCATTTCGGCCCCGGTAGTGGCCGCCCTCGCCAAGCTCGAGGGTTGGCAGCTCATCGCCGCCCTGGGCATCGCGGCCTTCGTCGCCATCGCCTACGGCGGCTTCCGTACGTGGCTGAAGGCGCGCGGCGTCGCCGCGCTGCTGGTGCTGGCGCTGCTCACCCTGGCGCCCGGCTGCGGCCACGCCGCGCAGGCCGCCCGCGGCACCTTCGCCACCCTGGCCGCCGCCGAGCACTCCTACTCCAAGTGGGCCACCTCCGAGGTGGACCGCCTGGTGGCCAAGGCCAAGGCCGACTGCCCGCGGGAGGTCGACCGCGCCGCCTGCGTCGAGCGCATCACGGGCCCGACCTTCCGCAACCTGGAGGTCACCGACGCGGCCCTCGTGTCCTACCATGAGGCGCAGCGCGCGGCGTCCATCTGCCTGGCCAAGGGCGGCGACGTGGCGGCGTGCACCACCGCCTCGGCGGGCGCGGCCGGCAGGCTCCTGGAGCAGCTCGGCGGCCTCGGCTTCGAGGTGCGC